TTTCGGTTTCACCGACTGGAGAGGAATCTTCGGCACAGGTGGTGCTTAATTTAAAAACTGGGGAGGGTGAAAACCCTCCTCTTTCACCTTGACAGCGAAAGCTGACAATAGACACGACAAGGAGAAATAAATGTCTAATTCTACTTTTTCAGGTCCAGTCAGATCCCAAGATGGATTTGATTCGATCATTAAAAATTCCAGTGGCGCAGTAACAAGCACAATGGCCATGGAAACATATGTGGCAACTATAACAGTTGCTGATGGTGCTACAACAGGCAAAGAGTCTGCAATCGGAATACCATCAAACTTCATCCCTATGGGTGTAACAGTTGCTGTTACAGGAGCTGCAAGCAATGCTGTAAACTTAAATGACATCGGAACAGACGCAGACACTGATGGCTTTGTTGATGGCATCTCAGCTGCAGTAAACTCAACAGGGTTTAAAGGTTTCTTCCCTTGCAATGGAGTTTTAGGTATGTCTGGAGGAACAACAACAGCTGCAACTGAAACAGCAGATGAAGTTGAAATTGTTCTTTCCGGAGATCCAGGTGCTGATACAACTGTTGTCTTAAAATTTTTCGGACTATCAAGCTCATCAGACGCATCTTAATTAGGAGATCATAATGGCAGATATTACAACTACTACAACGATCTCTGATAATCCTAGAGAAATTGTCATTGCTTTTCAGTATCAGTATGTTGATACAGGGAATGAGAGTGCAGTATCTAAAATAGATGTGTCAAGTCTTGTTAAAAACTCGGCAGGAGAAACTTGCACAGGTGTAAGGATAATGGAGTGTTGGTGGATAATATCTGCTATGACTGTTGAGGTTTTAGCTGATGCTGACACAGATGTTATAATAATGCATCTAACTGAGGGTCAGTCTGGTTATCAAGATTTCTCAAAGTTTGGTGGATTGCCTAAGAGTCAAAGCTTTGGTACAAATGGAACTGGGGACATAAAATTCACTACAACTGGTGCTGGAGCTGCAGGCGATGCATATCAGATAATAATAAGAGCAGTTAAAGAGTATTAATGGCAACTTCGGGAACAGTAGCATTTAGACCAGACGTTGAAGAGGTTATTGCTGAGGCTTTTGAGCGTGTGGGAATTGATGATCAAACAAGAACAGGTTATCATGCAAAAGCTGCACGCAGAAGCCTCAACCTCTTATTCAGTGAGTTTGCAAACAGAGGCATAAATTACTGGACTGTTCAAAATAATACATTAAGCCTAACCTCAGGCACAACAACCTATACTTTACCAGCAGGCACGATAGATTTTATTGATGTTGTTATAAGAGAAAATAATGTTGATACAGCAATGACAAGATTAAGTTTTGCCGAATATAATCAATTGCCAAATAAGACATCAACTGGTAAGCCTAGTCAATATCTTTTAGACAAACAATATACTCCTCAAATAACAGTATACCAAGTTCCTGACTCTAATGATTATACTCTTAGTTATTGGTCAATGAACCAGATTGAGGATATAACTGCCAGCAACCAAGACACCGACATACCTTATAGATGGACAGATTGCATATGTGCAGGTTTAGCAAGCAAGCTATCACTAAAATATCAACCAGACAAATTCACTCTTTTAAACCAGATGTATGAAAGAGCTTTTGAGTTTGCAGCCTCAACAGACAATGATGGTGTTTCAATGAGGATAAGACCAACAGGTCTTAATTTGAGCTGATGAGAAGTGGAAAATTTGCAAAAGGGAAAAAGTCTTATGCAATAAGTGACATTGGTGGTCACAGAGTTCCTTATACTAGATTAAAAACACAATGGGATGGTTTAAGAGTTGATTCAGAGGAATACAGCCCTAAACATCCACAGCTTGATCCTCCAAGGCAAATTGTAGATGCTGTTGCCCTTAGAAATTCAAGATCTGATAATTCACCAGAAGACATAAGTTTTTTCGTTGGGTTTAATTATGATCCTTTTCTTGATAAATTAAATAGACCTGGAGTTGGAATATCTGGCTTGGGTCAAGCAGGAGTTGTCTCTTTTGATTTAAGCAAAGATGCTGAGGTAACAGGTTTAGGTGGCACAGGTGCAACAGGAACTGAGATTGGTCTGGGAGCTGCAATCGAAACAGGTTTAGGTGGCACAGGTGGTCTGGCAACCTTTGGAGGAATATCAGCTTATACAAACTATACAATAACAGTTGCTAATCCTGGCTCTGGAAATAAATATTATGTTGACAGTGTTCTTCAGCAACAGCTTTACTTACAAGAAGGAAGTGTTTACAGGTTTGATCAATCTGACTCAAGCAATTCTGGACACCCATTAAGGTTTTCAACAACCAGCAATGGAACTCATGGAAGTGGCTCGGAGTATACAACTGGCGTAACAACTGTTGGAACTCCAGGAAGTTCAGGAGCATATACTCAAATTGTTGTTGCATCAGGAGCAGCAACTCTTTATTATTATTGTTCTAGTCATTCAGGAATGGGTGGCACAGCTTACACCCCAGCAACAGGAACTATTTCTCTTGCTATTACAGTTTCTAATCCTGGAAGTGGCAATAAATACTATATCGACAGTGGTGGTCCAGCACCAACAATAAGTTTAACAGAGGGCAAAACATATAAATTCGATCAATCTGACAGCAGCAATGCAAGTCACCCACTAAGGTTTAGCACAACTTCTGGTGGCTCGCATGGTGGTGGGTCTGAATACACAACAGGTGTTACAACAAATGGCACTCCAGGAAGTTCAGGAGCATACACACAAATAGTAGTTGCCGAACACGCTCCAACTTTATATTATTACTGCACAAGTCACAGTGGCATGGGTGGTCAGCTTAATACACCATCTGTCACCTCTGAAGCAGTTATAGAGATAACAGAGACATTAGCAGGTGTTGCAGGTACAGGGGGAGTAGGAACTTCCGCAGTTAATGGTAATCCAAATGTCACAGGTGTAGGTGGTACAGGCGCAGTAGGTGATGAAACAGCACAAGCTGATAATCCGACTTGGGGTTCAGGTGGCTGGAATGAAGGAGCATGGGGACAATAAATGAATTATACAGAACTAAAAACAAATATTCAGAATTTTGTTGAAGATGACAGCACAGAACTTACTGCTTCAATCGATGTAATAATATCACAAGCAGAAGAAATGATATTTCAAAGACTGCCAAGTCTGCCTTGTTTCAGACAATCAACAACAGGTACATTATCAGTCGGCACAGCAGATTATACTGTCGCTAATGCAAGAATGATTAGACAAGTATTTGTTACATCAAGTAATGTCGTCAGCTTCTTAGACCATAGAATTGACTCTTATTTAAGAGACTATCATCCCAATTCTACTACAACAGGAACTCCAAGAATGTACTCGACAAAAAACGCAGGAACATCAGGAACAGTTATAACTTTGGCACCAACACCGAGTTCAACTTTGTCATATCAGGTTGACTTTGCTGCTCCAGAAACAGGTTTATCTGGTTCCAATGCAAATAGTTGGATAGGCAACAACGCAGAGAATGTTTTACTGAAAGCAGCACTATATGAAACTTCTACTTTCCTTAAAGCCTCAGAAACAGTAAGCTTGTACAAAGGACAATTTGATGAGGCAATACAATTATTTCAACAAGAGATGGGTCGCAATTACTCAGCAGAATATAATGGAGGTATTTAAATGGCTATAACACAAGCGATGTGTACATTGTTTAAAAAAGATTTGTTGCTAGGTGACCATCACCTTGACACAGATGACATAAGAATAGCACTGTATACAAGTTCAGCAAGTCTTGATGCGAGCACCGATGCATACACAACATCAAACGAGATAACTAATTCATCTGGATCTGCTTATGTCGCAGGAGGGCAAGCTCTCGCAAGCAAAGCAGTAACAGAAAACAGTACAAGTGGCGTATTCGATGCAGCAGATCCAGAGTGGACTTCAGCATCTTTTACTGCAAGAGGAGCTTTGATATATAATAAAACTTTATATGACAGCGATAACAACAGAGGTGCGATAGCAGTATTAAACTTCGGTGGTGATTTTACAGTCTCAGGAGGAACATTTAAAATAGTTTTTCCAGCAGCAACTGCAAGTAATGCAATAGTGAGGATAGATTAATGACAAGCACATTTGTAAATGATCTCAGACTCAATGAGATGGGCACTGGTGATCAGTCAGGAACATGGGGTAATGTAACAAATACAAACCTTGAATTGATTGCTGAGGCTTTAGGTTTCGGGACTGAGGCAATAACAACAAACGCTGATACTCATACAACCACAATTGCTGATGGTGCGACAGATCCAGGAAGAGCTATCTACATAAAATATACAGGAACTCTTGACTCTGCCTGCACAATAACAATAGCACCAAATACAATAAGTCGTTTGCATATAATAGAGAATGCAACTTCTGGTGCTCAAAATATAATAATAAGTCAGGGCAGTGGTGCGAGTGTGACGATAGGCAATGGTGCTGTTAAGGCAGTTTATTTAGATGGTGCTGGCTCTGGAGCTGCAGTTAATGATGCCTTGGTTGATTTAGATTTAACAGGAACAACAACAGTTGCTGCTCTAACTGCAGGGACAGTAACTTCTTCTGGCGTTATAACAGGATCAACTCTTGAGGCAACAGGGGACACATCTGCTAGTGACAACTCTGCAATAGGTTACACTGCTGCCGAAGGAATTATAATAACAGGACAAGGTTCGACGAATGATGTTACTATAAAGAATGATGCAGATGCAGAAGTTTTAGGGATACCGACTGGAACAACCAATGTTAATATTGTTGGTGTTACGACCGCAGAAACTTTTGAACCTGATGGTGATACATCTGCAGGAGATGCTGCTGCAATAGGCTACACAGCAACAGAGGGTTTAATCCTTACAGGACAAGGAAGCACAAACGACGTAACTATAAAGAATGACGCAGATACTGCTGTCATACAGATTCCAACTGGTGCCACAGGAGTCACTATGGCAGGAACTTTAGGGGTGACAGGAGCAGTTACAGCTAATGCTGGAGTTGTAGTTGACAACATTACGATAGATGGCACAGAGATTGATTTAAGCTCTGGTGACTTAACAGTTGATGTCGCAGGAGACATTAAATTAGATGCAGCTGGAAATGATTGGATATTTTTATCTGCTGGCACAGCTATTGGCAGGATTACTAATAGCTCAAGTGACTTTGTTGTACAAGCAGATGTACAAGACAAAGATATAATTTTTAAAGGTGATGATGGTGGTTCAGGTATTACTGCTCTTACACTTGATATGTCAGAAGCAGGAGCAGCAACATTTAATAATAACGTTACAGCGTTCTCTGACGTAAGATTAAAGTCTAATATAAATACGCTCGAGCATGGACTAGAAAAAATTAATAATCTTAGAGGTGTAACATATACTCGAGATGGCAGAGAGGATATTGGTGTTATAGCTCAAGAGATTGAGGAAGTATTGCCTAACATTGTTTTGACTGCTGATGATGAGATGGGAACAAAGTCTGTTGATTATGGTAGGATAACAGCAGTGCTTATAGAAGCAGTCAAAGAACTTACAAAAAGGATAGAGGAACTGGAGAATAAATAATGGCATTACCTAGCTCTGGATCGTTAAGTCTTGATCAAATGCATGTTGAGGCAGGAGGTGATACTGGAACAAATTGTTCTATAAATGACTCTGACATTAGAAGCATGATTGATAAGGGTGATGGTGCTAATGTCTCATTTAATGAGTATTATGGTGCATCAAGCTCAACTTATGTTGCAGCATCTGGTGGCACTACAACAACATCTGGTAATTATAAATATCACTATTTTAATTCATCTGGAACTCTCACTTTTTCTAGTATTGGCTCTGGTGGACCAAGTAATGTGGTTGATTACATTATTATTGCTGGTGGTGGTAGTGGTGGCAAAGGCTATTGGAACTACAGCACACAATACATAAATTTTTCTGGTGGAGGTGGAGGTGCTGGTGGCTATAAAACTGGTACATTTAATGCTGCTGCCCAAAGTTATACTATTACAGTCGGTGGAGGTGGTTCCAGCGTTGGTGCTGGTGCTTATACAAATCTGACAAATGATGGCTCGAACTCTTCTATCTCTAGCGTTCATACATCATCTGGGGGAGGTGGTGGTGGCTATCTTCACTATTATTATTCAAACCAATCTTACAACCAACTTGGTGGTCAGGTAAAAGGTAGAAGTGGTGGCTCTGGTGGTGGAAATATGCTTATGGCTTTTGGTAGTGGTATAACTGTAGATGGTGTTTTAGATACCAATGCAGATATGGATGTAGGAGGTTCTGGGGTTTCTGGTGAAGGGAATGCTGGTTCTCGAGGAGTAAGGACAGATGGTTATAATGCTGGTCGTGGTGGATCAGGTGGTGGTAAAGGTGGTGTGCCTCCATCAGCAACAGGTAACATGTATGCTCCTAGCAATTATTCTCAAGTAGGTTATAAACAAGATGGTGGTCCAGGATCCAATACTGGGGATGCAAACTACAATGGTGCTCAAAGAGGTGGAGGTGGAGGTGGTTCTATCTGGGCATGGTATGCTAACCAAAGCACTAGCTCTTATTCTGAAGGTGGTGCTGGAGGTGGTGGTCGTGGTGCAAAAAGTCGTAATGGGACAGGTGGTGGCAACTACACTAGTTCACAAAGTGGAACTGCAAACACTGGAGGAGGTGGTGGTGGAGGTATATACCAAAATGCCTCTGGTGCTGGTGGATCTGGAATTGTAATGATTAGATATCAATATCAAGGATAAATATTATGGGACATTGGGCTGAGATCGATGAAAATAATATTGTTAAAAGAGTTATTGTGATAAAAGAAGCTGAACTTGATACTGGTGCTTGGGGTGATAAATCTAAATGGATTAAGACCAGCTATAACACCTCTGAAGGAAAGCATTATGTTCCAAAAGAATATCAAGATTGGTCAGAGGAAAGTCCTGATCAAAGCAAAGCATTGCGTTTCAGGTTTGCTGGTATAGGTATGATGTATGATGCAGAGAATGATGTATTCAGAGAACCACAACCAGCTCCAAGTTGGACTCTTAATAAAACAACAATGAGACATGACCCACCATTGCCTGAGCCTGACATGACAGAAGAGGACAGGGATGGTGGTTATGTATATGTGTGGAATGAAGACCTTTATCAAAGTGATAATACAAAAGGTTGGGAACGCAAACAACCACCACCTCGTGAGGAATAATGATATTCAGCAACTTCAAAACATCTAGTGTCAAATATATAATTAATAAGTTTGATTGTCCTAAAGGCATTGTTCCTAATATAGAAAAATATCCTAATATTATACATCAGACTAAGTGCCCAGCAGTAGCAATGGTTCATAGCAGATTGTATTATGCAAACTCTTTTTTAGACATTGATATTAATTTCGGTATGAAAGATGGTGAGCCACACTATAATTATACTTTTACTGAGGAACATCCCACAAGCGATTTTATGCATGATCTAATTAAGAGTGTGATGCGTGTTGAATCACTGCCTAATTCTAATTCTTTGCATTTACAAATTAATTCCCCATATTCTTTTGTCACAGATACAAAAGACATAGAGCTTGTGTCTCTGCCAACTAACATAGAAACAGAAAACTGTGTTTATGTTCCTGGAGGGTTAAAGCCTTACTACTGGATAAGAAACCTCAATGCTGCTTTTCTGCTAACTGATATGACAAAAATGGGTAAAGTTAAGTTGCGCATTGATAAACCGATGTGTTTATTTTATTTTAATAAGCCAGTTGACTTAAAACTCACAGAGGAAACTGAGAAAATTAAATCATACATTGCTGAAACTGCTGGTATTGTAAACTATCGCAGTAAAATAGAAAAGTATTACACAAATGTTATAAACAGAAGACCAAGGAAACTATTGTCATGAGTCAAAAAGTATTGGAGAAAGGATCTCCCCTAGCAGAAAAGCTTGATACTAATGGTGATGGCATAATAACAGATAAAGAGCTTATGATGAAAGAAAGAATGGTTCGTTTAGAGAATCAAGATAAAAAAGAAGATCAACAAAGATACATGGTTTGGTTTTCAGCTCTTGCAGTTACAGCGTACATAATAGTTCTCATGACACCGATTGTTCCTCTTGAGAGACTTGATCATTTATCAAGTATCGGTAGCACATGGGTCATATCTAATATGGGAATAATCGGTGCATTTATAGCAAGCAATGCTTTTATTAAGAAGAATGGAAATGGAGAGAAATGAGCATATTACAAACTTTGGTAGGACCAGTTGCAGGTATACTCGATAAATTTATTGAAGACAAAGATCAAAAGGCTAAGTTGGCACATGAGATTGCGACTATGGCAGAAAAGCATGCTCATGAGTCTGCGATGGCGCAAGTGGATGTCAACAAGTCGGAAGCGCAACATAGGTCAATATTTGTCGCAGGGTGGCGTCCTTTTATCGGTTGGATCTGTGGCATTGCTCTGGCTTATCATTTCGTGGTATCCCCAATCATATTATTCATTGCTGGATGGGCAGGTGCAGAGTTGCCAGAACTCCCAGCCTTTGATATGGACTCCTTAATGACTGTGTTGTTAGGGATGTTAGGTTTAGGTGGTTTAAGAACATATGAAAAAACGAAAGGTTTAGCAAAATGATAGAAAACTTTGAAAAATGTTTACAGATGCTTTTAGTTCACGAAGGTGGTTTTGTTAATCACCCAGAGGATCCTGGAGGAATGACAAACTTAGGAGTAACAAAGCAGGTTTATGAAGACTATGTTGACAGGCAAGTTGATGAACAAGAAATGAGAGCATTAACACAAAAGGATGTTGCACCTATATATAAGAAAAAATACTGGGACAGATGTAAATGTGATCATTTAAAAAGTGGTATTGACTGGGCAGTATTTGATTGGGCAGTAAACTCAGGAACTGCTAGAGCAGCAAAGGCAATACAAAAAATATGTGGTGCTGGTCCTGATGGTGTTATTGGTCCAAAAACATTACACCTTTTAGATGGTCAAAATAGAAAATATGTTATAGAACAGTTACACGACCAGAGGCAAAGTTTTTACGAGGGTTTATCAACCTTTAGAACATTTGGCAAAGGTTGGACAAGAAGAAATAAAGAAACAAAAGAAAAAGCCTTAGAGATGATTTGATGCCTTTACAGCTGTTAAAATATAATCCTGGAATTGTAAAAGACATAACAGAGTATGCTGCTGGCAAAAATGGTCCATTTTATGTTGATGGTGATCTTGTAAGATTTAAAAATGGCTATCCGCAGAAGTTTGGTGGCTGGCAAAAAGATGTTTTGACAGAGCTTGATGCTGCTGGTGCAACCACAACAACACCAACATCTCTTCAGGGAGTTCCAAGGAAAGTTGTAAACTGGAGAGCTGTGGCTGATGGTGAAGACAGGCTTGCAGTCGGGACACATACACATCTTTATATAGTTAAAAACAACAGCGTTTATGATATAACACCTTTGAGAAAGACTTCAACAAATCTTTCAAATCCTCTTGCAACAACTAATGGTAGTGCAACAATAACAATAACAGATAATAGTCATGGTGCTCAGGTCGGTGATTATGTTGTTATAGAGGAGGCAACAGCGACAGGTGGCATAACTGCTGACACACTTAACAGGAAAGCTGGGTATGAGGTTGAGACAGTCACAACAAATACATTTACAATAACTGCTCCATCAAATGCTAGTTCAACAGTTTCCTCTGGTGGTGGCACTGCACTTGATATAAAATATTTGATTGGCATAGATGCAGGCCTAGGAAAGCAAAGCTCTGACCCAGCACTGGGTTGGGGTGTAGGTGGCTGGAGTGAAGGAACCTGGAACACTCCAAGAGGTATTGCTGGATCTGATGTAAGGTTTGACAACTCTTCTTGGACTCTTAATCTCTGGGGTGAGGATCTTATTGCTGGCATAAGGAATGGTGCAATATATTATTATGATACGTCTGCAGGTGAATCAAACAGGGCTGTTCTTTTATCAGGTATAAGTGGTGCTGACAGTGTCCCTAGCATTGCAAGAGTAACAGCTATATCTTTCCCTGACAGACATTTTATTGCTGCTGGCTGTCAAGAGTTCGGTGGCTCTGGTAATGTTGATGAGATGTTAATTCGTTTTTCTGATCAAGAAGACTTCGCAAACTTCAGACCAACTGCTACAAATACTGCAGGCGATCAAAGATTACAGCTTGGCACAAAAATAATATCCATGATAAGTGCTAGAGAAGAAATGATCATATCAACTGACGAAGCGATCTATGGTATGACTTTTGTTGGTCCACCTTTTACTTTTCAATTTAGATTACTAGCAACTGATGCAGGTGCTGGTGGTTTGAACACTATGGTTCAAGTTGATGGTGATGTTTACTGGATGGGCAAAAGGCAGTTCTATTTTTATGATGGTGTTGTTAAAGAGCTTCCTTGCCCAGTTCAACATTTTGTTTTTGATAGGATGCAAAGGAACTTTATTGACAAAGTTACTGCTGGGCATAATAAAAAATTTAAAGAGGTCATATGGTTTTATGTATCAGACCAAAACTCTGCAGGTAGCACAAACCCTGAGAATGATTCTTATGTAATTTATAACTATGGGGAAAACAACTGGTCAATAGGAACTCTTGACAGATCAAGTTGGAATGATGCATTTGGATTCAGGCAAGTCCCTTTTGCTTTTGATGCTAATGGCTTTCTTTATGATCATGAGACTGGAACATCTAATGATGGGTCTGCTATGAATTGTCACATTGAAACTGCTCCAAGGGAAATAAGTCAAGATGGGAATGATATGTATATGATTGACAGAATAATCCCTGATACCACAATGACTTCTGATACAACACTAGCTGTTTCTTTGAATACAAGAAAGCACCCTCAAGGGACAGAAACAACAAAAGGTGCTTTTAACATAACATCATCAACTGATAAAATAAGTGTTAGGGCAAAAGGCAGACAGATAAGTATGAAGTTTGCAAGCTCTGGGACAACAGATGACTGGACTCTCGGTGATTTTAGAGTTAATGTAAGAAAGGATGGATTAAGATGAGTTCACCAACAGTAAATGTAAGATTGCCATCACCACCACCCCAATACAATCAAGGACAAATGACAAGGCTTATTAACACATTAGAAATAGTCCAACAAAATAATGTTTTTGCTCAAACAACAGGTCAAGAAAAATCTGTTGAGACAGCAGAACAAACAGCGTGGTTTCTTGCCTAATGGCTAATAATTATAAAAATGCTAAAAAAGATTTAACATCAACAGATGTCACAACTCTTTACACTGCTCCTGTTGCAACAACTGCTATATTTAAATCAATACTTGTATCAGAAGACTCAGGAAATGCAGATACAATAACAATAACATTGACTGATGCAGAGTCAAGTCCAGCGACATTTAGCTTATTTAAAACAAAAGCTATAAGTGCAAATGCAACTGTTGAATTATTAACAGCACCCATAGTTGTTCAAGAAAGCGAAATATTAAAAGTTCAAGCAGCAACAGCAGATAGGTTGCATGTTGTTGCCAGTTTTTTAGAGATTAGTTGATTATTTATCGGATAAAGAGTAAGGTCAAATAAAGGAGTTTACATGCCATCACATACAATAACACCAACAGGAGCATTGACAGGCTTAACTGATACAGAGCCAAAGCCTCTTGTAACTTATGGTGTTTTCCAACAACAAGCTCAAACTCCTCAGAACGTAGAAAATTTACAAAATGTTTATGGCACAGCAGCAATGCCATCATTCCGATTTGTTAAAATGATACAAACAGGCGAAAGAACTTACGATCCAAATGATTCGGTGCAAAAAGATCTTTTAGAAGAATATGAAAAAATAACTGATGAAAAAGGAACTCCTCCAGGAATGCCTGAGGCAGATCAAATAGTTGCTGGAGTTGCTAGTGAGGTTGGTCAAGCAGTTGGTAGACAAGCAGGAAGAGCATTAGTTGATCCTTATCTTGAGGGATCTGCAGGATCTAAGATATTAGAGGGTGCAACATCAGCTTTTAGCTCTTTACCCTCGCAAGAAGTTCAATCATCTATATCGCAAGGTCTTAAATTGACACTTGCTAAGAATGAGTTCTTTCAGCCAGAGCTTGCTAATGCTGCTGTTGCGAAAGCGACTGGCAACTTAGATACTTTTAATAAACTTTCTGATGCTGCAAAAGTTAATGCAGAAGGACTTATATCTTATGACGCAAGCAAACTCCCTGCTGGAGTATCATTACAAGATGGTGTATTGTCTGGGGTTGGTGGTAATATATCAGCAAGCACGATAACGCAGGCAACAAAAGCTCCAACATATTTTCAAGAGGTTGGCAGGAGATTGTATGGCACTGAACAAGCTGCACAGAACTGGGCATCAGCTGCAGGTGGTGGAGTTGTAAACTTCGGTGTTCAGTTATTAATGGGTGAGGATCCAGCGAAAGCTGCAAGATCTGCAGGTGCATCAGCAGTAGGAACTGCCATAGGAAATGCATTGCTTCCTGGAATAGGAGGAGTTGTAGGTGGTGTTCTGGGTGGCGTAGTCGGTGGAAGAGTAATATGCAATGAGTTGATGAAACAAGGTTTAATGACCAGAGAACAAGTTCTTCTTGATTATAGGTTTACTAGGGACTATCTTACTACTAAGCATGTTAATGGTTATCATTGTTGGGCAGTCTGGATGGTTAAACAAATGCGCAAAGGAAAATTTACAAAGTTCTGGAAGCATGTTGCTGGACACAGAGCAAATGAGATAGCTTATATATATGGCAAAAGAGAAAAGCCTGATTATTTAGGAAAGCTCTACAGGCATATTCTTGAACCAGCTTGTTGGTTTATAGGTAATTTTAAAAAGTCAACAGATTGGTCTGTGCTATATAAACAAAAGGAGATATAAATGGCAGATGATATGATGAAGATGAGTGCTATGGGGGAAAGACCTCCTATGCCAGACATGAAAGGTGCAAATATGAAGAGAGAGGGACCACTCGACACGATGCCTGAGAAAGCAAAAGAAAATCTTATGATGCCTTCTGATGAGATTGGTGCAGTTCTTATGGCTAGATTAGCAAACATGAGTCCACAGGAGTTACAAATGCTTGACAAAGTTATAAGTCCTGAAGTTGCAAGAATACTAATAAAATTATTGCCAGAACTCGGAGCAATGATACAAGAAATAGAAAAAATGAATATGGGTTCTGAAGAGATGGAAAGACCTCAAATGGGTGCACTCGGGAATATGTAATGAAAATAAGAAGAGCTGGAGTTTTAGACATTTCTGCTATTATTGCACTTTTAATTGAGATGCATAATGGCACAGATGTCCCAGCATCAAAAATTTATTCTGAGAAAATGGTTAATAAAATAACAGAAACAATTCATAGAGGGATAGGCTTTGTATCTTTAAATGATAATAATGTTATTGAGGGTTCGATTGGTGGTTTGGTTGCTAGTGATTGGTGGTCTGATGAAAAATATCTAGGAGATCTTTGGTTTTATGTAACTCCGGAAGCAAGGAAAAGTAATGCAGCATTTGAGCTTGTAAGAAATTTTAAAAGAGTAGGAAAAGAGGCAAAAATTCCTGTAAGACTTGGTCATGTATTTTCTAAAGATCTTGAGAGAAAAGATAAGTTTTTTGAAAGACTTGGTTTACAAAAAGCAGGTTCAGTATTTTTGGAGGTAGCTTAATGGGTGGTTTATGTACAACAACAACAGAAGAATTACCAACATCTGATTTAACAGTAACAGGCACAGGAATTCCCTCATATGTCGCTGAAGGAGGGAAAAGACTTTTCGAACAAGCATCAGAACTTGCAAGTGGAGAAATCCCACAGTTTACTGGTCCAAGAATAGCAACCTATGATGGGAGCAAACTAACACCAGAAGAACAACAAGCCTTTGATCTTTTATCAAAGAATGCAGATATTTATCAACCATACATAGATCAGGCTTTTGAGGCAACTTTAGGATTAGGGCAAGGATTTGATAGTGCGACAAGAGATGAACTTGTCGGAACTTCTCCAGAACTAGGAACTTATACAGGTGCAACTAGGGAGGAGCTTATAGGTCAGAGACCTGATTTAAGCGATTTTACTTTAGAAAGAGCACAACCCTTTTTAGATATATTTCAAGGTGCCACAGATCCAGCCATAAGGGAAATAGAAAGACAAGTTGCACAACAAGGTATAGATGCAAGAGCAAAAGCTGCAAGAGGTGGTGCTGGATTTGGATCTAGATTAGGTATACTAGAGGGAACTCTCGGAGCTGAAGGAGCAAGAGCTTCAGGTGATTTAAGATCGCAAGCTGCAAGAGAGGGTTTAGGATTTGCAGCAACTAGGTTTGATGCTGACAGAGCACAAGCCGAAAGAGATCGTGCTGCAAGATTCTCAGCTGAAGGAGTAATGCGAGGTCAATTTGAATCTGACAGAGATGCAATACAAGCAAGAGCAGAGCGAGACAGAGCTGCAAGATTTGGTGCAGAGTCTGCTGCTCGATCAGCATATGAAACAGAAGAAGCTGCAAGGGTCAGGCAAGCAGATCAACTTCAAGCTTTTGCACCTTTAGTTCAAGGTTTACAAGAACAAGCTGCAAGTGGTTTGCTGACTGCAGGTCAAGCGAGAAGAATGCTTGATCAAGCAGCACTAGATTTAGCTTATTCAGATTTTATTGATCAAAGAGAGATGCCTTTTCAAAGATTAAATTTTGCTATAGGTGCATTGAGTGGCATACCATTTGAGACAACAACAACACAACTCCAAAGAGGTCAACAGTTTGCACAGTCACCTTCCGTTTATGGTCAAACATTAGGTGGCCTCGGATCATTAGCAAGTGCATATTATTTAAGTAAGGGATAAAAATGCCTGGACATGACAATAAAACTTTTGGTGCTTCTGGCACATCTTTATCAAACCTGCCGAGTGCTGCTCTTACAGCGTTGGGTGGCAGAGCTAATATCGATGCTGCAACTCAAATAGCTCGAAGCTTAGTCCCTCAGAGAGAACCTGTTGACCCAGCCTTGTTGTCATTATTATTTTTTTCTAATCTTGCTGCCGAGTCATCAAAACCTGGAGCCACTGCATTAGGTGCTGCTGGCACAGCTATACAATCACCAGCACAATATTTATTGCAACAAAGAGAAGCACAAAGAGAAGCTGAGGCAAAACTTCCTTCAACAGCATTAAGCATAGCGAACATGTTGAAGCCACCAACAGGCACAGGAAAAGGAGAAAATTTTAAAAAGCTAGATCCTGCTTTGGATAAGGATGGCAATTTACAATACAGCGCAGAGGGAGCACCACTTTATAATTATAATGTTGAAGACAATGCTGGTAATCTTTTAAGAAAAGTTATATTGCCAGATTTAACTTCAGCTGGTGCTATAAAAGGTTTTGAGTTTTTTAACGAGTCTGGTGCAGGAAGGACATTTATGCCAGGAAGTGCAGATTTTATGGGAGCAAGAGATGGAACTGCTTCACATGGTTATGTATACTCTTCACCTCCAAGTTCAACGAAAACTGCAGACAAAACAAGAATGTCAGTTGTCGATAGAACAATACCAGACAACCCAGATACACCGATTAACGAATCAATTGTAAATATATTAAGGAGTGATTTCGACTCATCTAAACACTCTCCTAAAGAGGCATTGCCTAAAGAAAAAACATCTGCAAGAAAAGTAACTGGTGCTGGTGATTTAGCGAAATATATGACAAAAGAAAATGCAGAGTCATATATTGAATCTCTTGGTTTGTCTAGGGAAGATGCTCAGTTTAATAGAATTGTCGAAAGACTAACAGCTAAAACTCCGAGCCAAGTTGGTCAACCAGTTGTTGACGCTGGAGTGTTTTTAGAAGTCTTTGAAGTTGTTCAGGATGGTGAGGTTGTTGGTGTAAAAATAAGTCCATCAAAAACAGCTGCAACTCCATACTTTACAACGTATGTAAATAAAAGAATGCCAGTATTAGCAAAGTCGCAGGATAGTTATATGTCAAAACGAACGAATATGATTCCTAGAATAGACCAAGCTCTAAACTTGTTATTATCAGGAACTGTTCAAACAGGAAATGTCGCTCAGGGTTTGCAACCAATAAGGCAAGCCTTTGTTCAACTTTTTGGAACTACTGATCCGCAAGTTATAGGCATGGAGAACTTGCAAGCGATAGCAATGTTTTTAGCTCCTAATATGCGACCACCAGGATCAGGTTCAACATCAGACATGGAATTTAGAGCATTTCAACAAGCTGCACTTTATTTAGGGAATACAGCTGAAGCGAACTATATATCATTATATGCACTGAAAAAAGTTA